GCGCTGCGTGTGCTACGGTCTACCTGGGCGCGGCGAGTGCTACGGGCTACCTGGGCGCGGCGAGTGCTACGGGCGACCGGGGCGCGGCGAGTGCTACGGGCAACCTGGGCGCGGCGAGTGCTACGGGCTACCTGGGCGCGGCGAGTGCTACGGGCAACCTGGGCGCGGCGAGTGCTACGGGCAACCTGGGCGCGGCGAGTGCTACGGGCTACCAGGGCGCGGCGAGTGCTACGGGCGACCGGGGCGCGGCAATGGCGTCCGGTTACGAAGGTCGCGTGTCTGGCGCCGCGGGATGTGCCCTGTTCTTGGTTGAGCGCGACAGCGATTACAAGATCATCGCTGTGTGGGCCGGAATCGCTGGCCACGACGGAATCAAGGCTGACACGTTCTACATGCTGCGCAATGGCCAGCCGGTGGAGGCCTGAGCCATGGCCACCTACCAGCAAGCGCAGCGGCAGTACGACGGCCAGCACGACGCGGCCGGCGAGCAGTGGGGCCGGTACAGCGAGGCCGTCTCGGCGCGCGTGTCGGAGCTGGAGAAGTGCCCGGACGCGGTTGAGCGGGCCATCAACGAGGTCGACTGCGACCACACCGACGAACTGACGGCGCTGCGAGTGAAGGCGTTCATGACGGGCCGGCCGGCTGACCGCCACGCGCTGGAGACTCGCGAGAAGACGCTGATCTCCGCGGTGTTGCTGCGCTTCGCCAAGCACGACATCGGCGACGACGCAGGCGGCCATCGCTTCCGCACCTCCAACACCTTCGCCGACCTGCTGCAGGGCCGCCGCATTGGGGCGCAGTCGTGAGCGCCGGGGCTGTGGATGGCTGCAAGCGTCACAAGTGGTCGTTCTTGCGCAACGTCGAAGTCTGGCGCATTGGGCCGCTCACTGGCCGCATGACATTGCGTGGCCTGTACCGCTGCGACTGCGGCCAGCGCAAGTACGGGGTGTATCGCCATGTCTGAGCCCACTGTGGATGTCGTGGCGGTGCTTGGTGATTACGCAACCATCTGCGCGCATAAGGAAGCCGAGGCACGATGGAATCGATGCGAGGCGGCAGCCGCCTTGTGGTCGGCGGACCACGCGAGCGCACGAGAAGCCATCGCCGCCGTGGCCGAGCTGATCGAGGCGGATCAAGCGCTGGATGTCGCAAATGATCGGCTGAACAAGTCTGCCGATTGCAACGACGCAGTAGTTCGTATTGGCCTCTACGAGCAGTACGTAGCTGCCTACGCGCGCCGAGCCGCAGCCCTCGCCCAAGTCTCGCAGCCATGAGCCGCACACCCGAAGCCCGCAAGCGCGAACTGCGCGGTCTGATCCGCGAGGCCGAGTCGGTAGTGCGCCGAATCCCAGATCCCCGCATGGCCGCCTTGGGCGCGCCGTACGGGACCGATGCAGAAACCACGCGAGCGAACTGGATGGGCTACGCCGTTGCCGATCCGCGTCCGGTGTTGCTTGCACTTGGGAAGGAGATCACTCGATGAACAACGCTCAAAAGTTGCAAGCGGCTATAGCGCGCGTCGAGGCGGCGTCGGCCGATCTGCTGCGCGCTTCGTACCGGTACGGGCAAGCGGCGCGCGGAAGCTCGGACGATCACCAGTTTCAGAAGCAAGTGCACGACGCAGCGCGTCGATACAGCAGCGCGATCCGTTCGCTGCAAAGCCGCACGAGGGCCAAGTCGTGACCACCCAACTCGAACGCAACCCGCGAGAGGGTCGGGCGTGCACTCGCTGCGGAGCGGCATGGACTCCGACTTTCCGCCAGAAAATTCGCAAAGTCGCGAGTTGTCCGAGCTGTAGGAACGCCTATGAGCGAGAGCGTCGCGCACGCTTTAGACCGTCTCCTGCAGAGAAGGCAATCAATCAATACATCCCGGTGACCGAGACTGGGTGTTGGTTGTGGACCGGAAGTTACTGGAGCAACGGGTATGGCAGGGCGCCTGGTGGAAAACGAGGCCGGTCGCTTCTCGCGCACCGCGTCTTCTTCGAATGGTTTCGCGGCCCGATCCCGGACGGAATGTGCGTGTGCCACACCTGTGATACGCCTCCCTGCGTGAATCCGGGCCACCTCTTCCTAGGGACGAAAGCCGAAAACAATGCAGACCGCGCGAAGAAGGGGCGACGCTGGGGCTCGGGGCAATGGTCCAAATCTAAAGCTCACATCGCTGCGAGGGCGCATCTATGAAACAACATCGACGCAACACCAGCCGCCTCTATGGGTGGGCATTTAAGCGTCGCGAGGGTCTGTGCATGGCTGTCTGCTATGGCCTTGTGTACGGCCTTGGACTGGCAATGACCTACAACGACCCAGTTGCGATCGGTGGAGTTGCCTTTCTTGCCATGTGTGCGGCGATTATCGGCCATTGCATTACTGCGGCAACGGAACCGGGAGCGCACTTGTGACCGAGCGCGAGACCTTCGTCATCCGCCACACGAACCCGAAGTGGCGTGACGTGGCCGACCGAGCGATCGCTGCCCTTCGCCAGTGGGCCGAGCGAGGCGAGGTTGAGATTCGCCTGTCTGAGCTAGTGCGGACGCTCGACCAGAACGCGGCAATGTGGCCCGCACTGACGGATTTCGAGCGGCAAGTTCCGCTGGTTGTCACCAAGCGGGATGGATCGACACGGAAGGCGAAGGCCCACGACTGGAAGGACGTACTTACTGCCGCCTTCGAAGAAGAAACCGAATGGGCTCCTGGGCTCCGCGGCGGTGTCGTGATGCTCGGCGCCCGTACCAGCAAATACAGCAAGAAGAAGATGGGCGACTTCCTGACCTTCGTCCGTGCAGAAGGCAATGACCGAGGCGTGGTCTGGTCAGAGAAGGCCAAGGGCACGTTTGCGGAATACATCGATAGCCGCAGGGCGGCGTGAGGGGCATGAAAATGAATGCAGTTGTGAAGGTAGAGCAGCCCATCGTCCAACAGGACGGCGCCGCGACGCTGCTTGCGGTCATTTCCCGGGCGGCATCGGACCAGTCAGTTGACGTGGACAAGATGGAGCGCCTTCTCGCAATGCACCGCGATATGCGGGCGCAGGAAGCGGAGGCGGACTTCAACCACGCGATGGCGCGCGTGCAGTCCCGCATGGGCCGTATCGGAACTGACAGGACGAACAGCCAGACTCGCAGCGAGTACGCGACTTACGCGAAGCTGGACCGCGTACTTCGACCGCTCTACACCGCCGAAGGCTTCGCCCTCTCCTTTGGGACTGATGATCCGGTCGCTCCTGAAATGGTGCGCGTGACCTGTCACGTCTCACACGATGCCGGCCACACCCGCAAGTACATGATCGACATGCCGGCGGACGGCAAAGGCGCGAAGGGAAATGACGTGATGACCCGTACCCATGCGACGGGCTCAGCAACGCAATACGGGATGCGCTATCTGCTCAAGATGATCTTCAACGTCGCCATTGGCGATGAGGACGATGACGGCAACGGCGCGGCCGGCTATGTGATCCCTGAGAAAGATGCGGCGTGGATCAAGAAGGTTGAGCGACTGACTGACTACCCGGAATACCAAAGGATGAAGTCGGAAATGATGACCTCCTATGGCGGCAAGCCGGCCGATATCCCGCCGGCAGTTCGCGAGGCCTTCAACAAGACCGCATCGCTGACGAAGCCCAAGGACTGACCGTGCAAATCTTGGACTTCCCTCAGCGGTCACCGGAGTGGTACGCGATCCGTCGCGGGCTGCCTACTGCCTCTGAGTTCGGCAGCATCATCACGGCGAAGCGCGGCGATTACGCGACGGCGGCGGACACCTACATCAACTCGCTGATCGATGAGCTGATGCGACCGGACGCAGAGCCAGGTTTCACCGGCAACCGCCATACCTTGCGCGGCGAGGTGTTGGAGCCGGAGGCGCGCGAGCTGTACGCGTTCTCGCACGATGTCGAGCCGCGGCAAGTCGGCTTCATCTTGAACGACGAAGGGACGTTGGGCTGCAGCCCGGATTCGCTGGTCGGCAGTGATGGCGGCTTGGAGATCAAGTGCCCAGACGGCCCGACACACGTCAAATGGCTGCGCGGCAAGTGCATCCCGGACGAACACAAAGCCCAGGTGCACGGCTCGCTGATTATCACCGGCCTCGCTTGGTGGGACTTCCTTTCCTACTGCCCGGGCTACGAATCACTAGAGGTCCGGGTTGTCCCGGACAAGTTCACCGAAACGCTGCGCGGCCACTTGGATCGCTTCCTCAAGGAATACGCCGAGGCCCGCAAGCAGTTCATTGAGGAGAAAGCAGCGTGAGCCGTGGAGTCAATAAAGTCATCCTGGTCGGCCATTTGGGCAACGATCCTGAGCAGAAATTCACCCAGGGCGGCATGTGCGTCTGCACGCTAAGCCTCGCGACTACCAGCGTCCGCAAAGACAAGGACGGCAACACCCAGGAGAACACAGCCTGGCACCGCGTCAAGCTGTTCGGCAAGCTCGGGGAAGTGGCCGCCGAGTACCTAAAGAAAGGCCGTCAGGTCTACATCGAAGGCTCGATCCGCTACGACAAGTTCACCGGCAGCGACGGGGTCGAAAAGTACTTCACCGACATCATCGCGGACGAGATGCAGATGTTGGGCGGTGGCGATGGTGGCGATCGACCGCGCCGCTATGACCGATCGGAACCGACCGCCCGAGAGCAGAGCCGCGATGCAGCACGGCAACAGACGCCAGCGCAGTCCGCGCGTGATGGTGGATTCGGCGATGACTTTTCAGACGACATCCCGTTCGGCTGACCACCTACGGCACCCCACGGCGTAGAGCGCCGCCCCTCCCTCCCGGCGTTCCGCCGCTGGGGTGCCACCTAACCGGACTACGACGATGCCTCAGGTCGAAACCCACCCGACGTTGCTCGCGCTATCGGCCCGAGCGCTTGAAACCGGCGACTACTACAAGTCGCTCGGCAAGCTGTCCGTAGCGAACGAGTTCTACAACCTGCTTCCGCTGATCGCCGACGTGAGGAAGGCTTGGGCGGCTAAGGAGAACGAACGTGTATGTGACTGATGAGATGGTCGTAAAAGCCAACGAAGCCTACATGGCTAATATCGCAGCGCAGCCGACCATGACGAAGATCGGGAAGACGGCGATGCGCGCCGCCCTAACTGCAGCGCTGGAGTCGATTCACTCGCCGGGCCTGAGCCTGGAGGAGATTGACCAAGCCTTCGCAGCCGAAATCGAACGAGTCTCGACGCTGGAGTACAACTCCAACACGATCTGCCGGCACTTCTATGGCGAGCTGCGCAAGCGACTGGAGAAGCCCCTCCCCGCACCCCCGGTGCAGCAGAAGGAGGGGGTGTGATGGATTGGACCCCGTTCGAAGCGCTGAAGAAGTCCACCGATCCGCTTGAGTTCTGGCGCAACAGCGATCCCAAGTGCCCGCACTGTGCTCACGTTTGCAGGATCGACAGGCACGAATGGTATGAGCTCTACAACGACGACGACATCCACACCGTTACGTGCCCGGAGTGTGATCGCGATTTCGACGTGGAGACGGTGACCAGCCACTCGTTCACTACGCAGCACCAGGAGCGAATGGAATGAAACCTGACTGGAAGGACGCGCCCGAGTGGGCGAATTGGCTGGCGATGGATGACGACGGCGAATGGTACTGGTACGAAATTGAACCATTTCTCGCGAAAGGCTACTCCGGCACTTGGTACGCAAAGTCTAGTCACCGCCAAGAGTTAGCGGTTTCTCCCCGAACTCTCAGCTGGAAGTTCTCAAAGGAGCCCCGCCCATGAAAGACCACGACGAAGCGAGGCCGGTTGAATTCGACTGGCCGGAATATCACTGGCAAGGCATGGGATGCGGCCTGGAAGATCGCGGCATCACTGATCGCTACGAGGCGTGTCAGTACGGATTCCAGGAAGGTGTCGCCCGCTGTGCCGAGATGATCGAACATCACATGCCGATATACACCGCCACCGACTACGAAGCCCTGCGCGCGGAGGTGGAGAGGTTGCGCCAAGCGCATTGGGACGCTCGCGCGGTTATGGGTTTCGACAATGACGGAGATCCGACGCCGCATGCGGTCGTTTCCGATTTCTGTGAATTGATCTTGCGCGACGCCAAAGCGATGCGCGCTGACCTCGACGAATCGCGGAAGGAAGCCGAGGCGGCCGAGGCCAGGGTGGCGGCATACGCAGAGCAGTTGCAAGAGGCTCGCACCGATCTCAGCCTCACGCGCACCAACATTCTGATCGAGATTGAGTACGGGCGCGGCCGCTGGGAGGGAGTGCCTGAGCACCTTCAATCGCGGATCGACGAAATCGACACCGCCCTCAACTACCAAGGCCAGGACAATGGATAAGAGGATCAACGCGGCCTTCTATCTCTGTGCGGCAATTGCCTGGGCTAGCGCGTTCCTGGGCGGGTTGAACATCGCAACGATGTACCCGAACCCGGCATATGACGCCACGCTGACGAAGTTCGCGATCACAGTGGCGATTTGGACAATTGCGATCCACGGACTGCGGAGGAATTCGCCATGAACACCGAGGCATTGCGGGGGCTGGTTGTGAAGTGGCGGACAGAAGTCAGTGACCGTGATGCGCCCGCACATATGTCAAAAGAGGACTGGTACGACGGCGCGATGCTTAAATGCGCCGACGAACTCGCCGCCCTCCTCACCACCCCAACAGCCAGCGATTGCTTGGCGGCTGAGGACGGCGACATTGCCGGCTACTTCATCCTTAACGATGGTCGACACGAAGAAGTGGTCGAGGATCTTCGCCACACGTGCGCTTCCTTCCCCCTCTATCGAAGTCCTCAGCTGGCTGCTGGGTTTGTGGTGGTGCCGAGGGAGGCACTGAACACCGAAGCGAAACGTCTTCGCTATCGAGCATCAGAGACGTGGGGTTTGGGCCAAGCCTTCACCGACGCAGGCGCGCAGATGATCGCTACAGCCGGGGAGCTTGAGCGGCTCGCCGCTGCGGAGGATCGCCGCCATGACTAAGCCTTCGGATCGCGCGGCCGTCTACGCCCGGTGCACGCGAGAACTTGAACGCCTGATCGATGACGCGGGCGATCTGAGCCTCGACGACATGACCGTACAGGCTTTGCGTACTGCAATCGAAGCAATGGCGACAGTTGCCGCAGCGCCGGAAGGCGCGCAGGTGCCGTGTCCAAAGTGCGGGCAGGCCGACGATGACTTCACCTGCATGCGCTGTGCGCAAATGGTTCGCCCAGTCTCCCCGCCCCATCCCACGGAAGCGGCCCCGGAGCCTTACACCAGCCACACCGGTGCGACCTGCATCGACTGGGACAGCGACCCGAACAATCAGTTTTCCATCATTGCCAACAACGGGCACGTGACGTACGCGGCGTTCCATCACGGCCAGAAGCTGCACGGCGTGGCGAGTGGACCGGAATTCATGGCCGCGCTTTGTCGGTTTGCCCAGCCCACCGACTCAGCGCGGGATCGAGAGGATGCGGCCAAAGATGCACTGATGGATGCAATTAACTCTGCCGCATGCGATTTGCCGGAAGGGTGGCAGATTGAGATCGGTGTCGAATGCGGCGCCGGCTGGGTAAGCCTGATCGAAGGTGGCAGTTACGTCGATCTTGATTTTTCAGGCGGCGAAACCATCGAAGAGCAAGTGCGCGCAGCCATCGACGCCGCTCGGGCCGGCGAAGGGGGCTCGTCGTGAGCGATCGCGCAGCACTGTTCCTGTTCAACATTACCGACACAATGGCCGAGCCATGGGCTCAGGCGGGCTATGACTGCTACTGCGTCGACCTGCAACACACCAAGGGCGAGCGTCGCGACGGCAGAATCATCCGGGTCGGCGCGGACGTGCACCGCTATACCCCGCCCATGCGGCCGTTTGCCTTCGCGTTCGCCTTCCCACCCTGCACTGATCTCGCAGTATCCGGCGCCAGGTGGTTCTCTGGGAAAGGGCTATACGCCCTCTCGGACGCGATCGGGCTGTTCGCCCGGGCCGCGGATCTATGCGAGGCGACGGGTGCCCCCTATGGCATCGAGAACCCAGTCAGCACGATCAGTAGCTATTGGCGTAAGCCCGACCATGCATTTGATCCCTGTGACTATGCAGGCTACCTAGGCGGCGAGAACGACACGTATACGAAGAAGACTTGCATCTGGGCGGGTGGCGGGTTCGTCATGCCGGTGCCGCGCCGCCTCGACCCGATCGACGGGAGCCGCATGCACCTGATGCCCCCCTCCAGTGAGCGGGCCAATCTGCGAAGTGCAACCCCGCCGGGATTCGCGCGAGCCGTGTTCGAAGCGAACCATCGTCGCATTGAGGAGAAAGCCGCATGACCACCAACGAGGAGAGGCGCGATGGGGGCTGCTGAGCAAATCCCGTTTGAACTGCGAGCGATCGGTGCCGAGGAAGTCGGCGCGCTGCTCGGCCTGGCTGCGCGGACAGTGCTTGAGACCGTGGCATGCAAGCCCGGGTTTCCGGCCCGCCTGACTATGCGGCCCGCCACCTGGGTTGCCGGTGAGGTGCTGGCCTGGCGCGACGCTAACCGAGTCGGTCGGCCAGGTCGTCGGCGGAAGTCTGATAGTAGATGAGCAGGCTTTTCAGGTCGCGATGACCGATCACGCGGGCCAGCTCCATCACGTCCAGCTTCTTCGACATGCGCCAGATCGCCTCCGCCCGAGAGTCGTGGAAATGCAAATCCACGACCTCGGCTTTCGTACGAGCCTTGCGGAACAGCGCGTCACGCTGGGCACTTTCCAGATCGAACACCAGCCCCTCACTACGGGGGAGCAAGGCGAGGATCTCCCGCGCCCGCGGCGACAGCGGAACCCGGCGCTCATCGCCGTTCTTGGTCTGAGGAAGGTTCACGGACTTGGCGCCAACATCGGCCCATCGCAGGCCCAGGATCTCGCCTGACCGCATCGCGGTCTCGATGGCGAACAGGAACGCCATGGCCACCCGCTGGGAGACGGTCTCAGGCTTTCCGCCGTCATAGCCCAGGGCGAGCGTCAGACTGTCGATTTCGTCATCACTGATGCGCCGTTTCCGGCTTCGCGGGGCTGGCGGTCGCTTTACGTCGGCCAGCGGATTGGCGCTGATCCATCCCCATTCCTTGCGAGCCACGCCCAGGACAGACTGCAGCAGGTTCATCTCGCGGCGCACGGAGCCCGCAGAGACGGCAGTCAGCCGGCGATCGCGCCAGGCCGCTAGATCGGCCGCACGCAGCTGCGGCAGGCTGACTAGGGCTAGCCGGTCACGTTCAAGTGCTCGGCAGCGGAGAACCTCCCAGCGCACGCCGCGGTGCGTCGGCGCCACTTCCCGAGCGTACCGGCGCAGGGCGTCGCGCATGCTGTTGTTCGGTAGCGCCACCCCGACCAGCTCCGATTCGCGCTGCTGCGCCCAGGCCGCCGCCTGAGCCTTCGATGGGAAGGTCTTGGTCTCGCGCCGGCCCCTGACGTACAGTGAGGCCCGCCAATTGCCGCTTCGTTTCGAAATCGATGCCATGGCTGCGAGGATGGCGTAATTCTTGGTGTAACAGAATCGGGCCAACCCGTCGCACAGCGTGATAATGACCACCTACTTTTACGCCGATACCTCTAGGAAACACGGGGTTTTCGGGTCTCCTCGGGCCTAACCGTTAATTCACGTAAATGCCCGGATAGTCCTATTTCCGGCACCAAACACCCAAGCAGAGCGGGCCTCTCGGCCGAATTGGTGTAATTCTGGTGATATCGCCCAGAACACCGACCTGCATCGCCATGTCGTAGGATGCCCCCAGGCCACTCCCTGGGCACACCCAATGTGCGGACGATTCGCCAAAGACTACACCTGGAAGGACGTTCACGCCTTCCTGTCTGCGTTCGACGTGGACACCCCGGCCAACGACCCCGAGCCCGCCTACAACGTCGCGCCGACGCAGGCCTGCTGGGTCATCACGCCAGATGGCAACCGCGGCGTCGCCGAGGAGATGATTTGGGGGCTGCTACCGGTCTGGGCGAAGGACAAGAAGATCGCCTACAGCACGATCAACGCGCGGCTGGAGACGGTCGCCGAGAAGCCGGCGTTCCGCGGCGCCTGGAAGGCCGGCCGCCGCTGCCTGGTTCTGGCCAGCGGCTACTACGAGTGGCCAGTGCCGAAGACGCCCTCCTACATCCACATCCCGGGTTCGAACCTGATGGTTTTCGGCGGGATCTGGGAGGCCAGGCGGGATGAACAGGCGACGTTCTCGATTGTCACCAAGGAGCCCGACCCGATCATCGCCAGCCTCCACGACCGGATGCCGCTGATCCTGCCGCCGGAGATGTGCTGGGACTGGATGACCGGCTCAGCCGACGACGCTATGGGCATCGCCATGACCGCGCCCGAGCCGCCCCTCACCTACTATCGCGTCGACCCAGCCGTGGGCAACGTGCGCAACCAGGGGCCACGGCTGATTGAGCCGATTCAGGTCTGAATTTCCTCGGCGCCGATCAGGCCGTTCTGGTGCAGGGCCGAGTTCAGATACAAGTACGCGTCGTGCCATGCATCGTCGGACACCTTGCCGGCGTCATCCAGAATCGGGTCAGCAATGCCCGCGTACGCATCCCAGAAGCCGTCCTCGCCGTACTCGGCCTGGAGCTGCGGGATCTTTGAGGCGAGCGCCTGGACGCGCTCGGTGATTGACTGCTGGGTGTTCTGGGTCATTTCTGGTCTGGTTCCGTGGTTCGCATGGGAATTCTATGCCGGTGCTGCGCCATCAGCGCCTCATGTCGTGCCTGAGCCTCAGCTGCGATCGCCTCCGGATACTTGGTGATCCAGCCCACGGCGTAGTCGACGGCGCGGTCGAAGGTCAGCGTCCAGATGTGGTGCCGGCGCCCCAACTCCTCCCGATGGCCGCCCACCGCGGACAACCACCCGTTATGGGTGATGAGGGCTGCGATAAGGGCTACGCGCTGGTCATGCGCTGCGATCTCGATGGAATCCGTTCGGACTACCATCGAGTTGACGTACGGCCGCCGCCAGACGAACCCTATCGGCAACTCAGGTAGTGTCGAAATGTCCTCAGGGGTCCAGCCTCGATCCCCAAGTGGTGGCAGCGGCTTGTCTTGCATGCCGGGCATTTTGCGCCAGGCCGTCTCACGCGCTGCGACCGGCTGTCGCGCGGCCTGAAGCGTTCAGCCGATCGCCGCGACACTCACCCCATCACCCAACTGCGGCGGCCGCGGCCACTCGACGTCAGGAAACCCCGGCTGCTGAGGCAAGGCTCGCAACTGGGCTCGGTAAGCGCGCCAGAGCGGCAGCTCCAATGCCGGGATCGGGGTGTCGGTCGCAAGAATCCAGTCGGTCGCGCGAAGCAACTCGTTACGTTGACTCCGCATGTCGGTGATGCGGGCAATAAGGGCCAAGGCTGGCGAGATCGAGGCGACCAGCGTTTCGCCGGCTACCAACGGGTCGCCTTCCGCGACGCTCCGCCAAGACCTATCAGTGATTGCATACATGGTCAGCGCTCGAAGAGGTAGCCGGTGACTCGGATCGAGAAATTGCCCACAGCCGGCGCACTGAAGAAGAGGTAGGTCAAAGCCTGGCTTCCATCAAGTGCCAGCATCGACGTCATCGCCGAGTTCGCAAACAAGAACGCGAAGAAGTTCGTATTCGTCGTCGCGCCCAGGTCGCTGTTGCCGAGACCAACCCTGACCCCGGTGTCCGAGTTGTCCATGAAGACCAACACGGTCCTGCTGGTTATGGGAACAATCCCCGAGCAACTAACGGTCGTGCTTGTCGATGCTGTTCCCGCATTCAGAACCAGCAACGGCGCGACATTCACATGCGTCAGGTAGTCGATCTTGCCAGCTTGGACATTGTGGAAGAACTTTATCACCTGGCTTGATGCGTTCGTCTTCATGCTGCCGAGGTAGCGTCTGGACGTATCGGACGTTTTGCTCCGCGCCAAACCACTGTAGGCGGCTGCAGGAGCGGCCGTGGAAACCTCCACGTCCGGGACGCCGGAGTTCAGATAGAGGTACAGGTGATACCAAGTGCTGGCTGACAAGCTCAACGACGACTTCGTGATTGCGGAGTTGACCTGTACAACTGCAACGTTTCCTTCAATGTAGGCTTCGCCAGTCCCCACGGAAACGGACGTTGCGCTATTCCAGGTGATTTGCAACCCGCTGATGTGCCCTTTGTTGGTGCTACCGCTGGTGGCAGTGAAGACCACCCATGCCGAGCCGTCCCAGCGCTTCATCTGGTTCGCGAGCTTGTCCCAGACCAGCCACGCCACTGTCGGCGCCTGGAATTCCCACAGCCCCGCCGCGGTACACAGCGCGATCTGATTGGCCTTCCCATCGAAGGCTGACAGTGCAACTGGGGCCGTGCCTACGATCCAAATCTTGCCTACATCGCTAAGGGCGGTCGTCGGCGGTGTGTTGGTGGTCGCCTCCGCCGACGCGTTGACTAAAGCGCCCAACCACTTCATGTTTTCGTTGAACGGAACGTTCGGCTGCAGCGCGCCGTCCGGGTACTTTACGAGAGGGATACTCATGCGTTGATTGCCTCGCTGGCCGTGCCCGGCCCTGTGATTGCGTTGCGTCCGGTGACGGTGATGGTCACCACCCCGGGAAGGGAGGCGCCGCCTACGAGCGTGTCGGTTTGACTGGTGACGTCGTGAGTCACGACGTTGACCCCGTTTGTGTAGGTCACTCGGTAGCCGATGAAGTGCTGCGAGTGGTTCGGATTTGCCGGCGTACCGAGCCGAGCGCGCCCCAGCCAAGTAACGACGATGTCGCCAGCCACGTCCTTGGCCTGCACCATCTGCGGCTTCCATTCGGTCTGGGAGACCGCGGTGGCGAACGTGTACGGCTGCCATGTGTACGCATCGGGCGACGTACCAAACGACACGGCCTTGAACCATAGCGACTGGCCGATCATCCACTGGTCCGCTCGAACGAAAGTCAGGGTCGAATCGATCAGCACGAACCGCTCACCCGCCGCGTGCGCGACCGGCGCCGTGCCATATCGATTCCTGACCAGGCCGCTGAGCCGGTAGTTGTTTGGGCTCAAGACCGTGACGGTTTGGTACTGGATGATTTCCTCACCGATCACAGCGCGATTGCTGTTGCGGAGAAGCGTCGCGTAGTCCACGGACTGTGGGGCATCAGGAAGGAAGACATCTACCGACTGGATCGCGGGCGAGTCTGGAACCGTCGCAGCAAGCGGCGTCAAGGTGAAGCCGATGGTCGATGGTTCGGTGATGGTGGCGAACGTGCTCGACGTAGCGCCCCCATCCAAGCTGATCTGGATCGCCGCTCCGGTCCAACCCGACAACTGGCCTCGGGCGGCGGCATAGATCCCGACCTGGTCGTCTCCATCCCGCAGGACCGCGATGTTCAGCAGCTCCAACAGCGTTCCTCCGACCGGGCCAGGCGTGGTCACGGTCGGGGGCGTCGGTGCAATGCCCGTAGCGTTGGAAACGTACGCGGCCTGGCTGTCCCTTGAGTTCTCCAAGATCAGGACGCCCGAGTCCTCCTGGGATTGCATGATTCGGACTCGGCGGGTCACGCCCTCTTTGTCCGTGAAGGTCCCGACGTCAGTCGGGGTCAGGTAGGAGAATCGATACGGCAGGTTGCAAAGCAGTTTGTCCGTTTCCGACCACGCGACCTTGATCCGCTTGTCCGCCATAGCGGCCGCGTCTTCGTTGGACATGACCACCGGAACCTCGGTAGCGGACTCGCCCTTCGCTTGGATGGTGCTGACGCGTCGCTCCGCGACCTGCGTGGCCGGGCTGAATCCAGCCTTCGGGTCGATGTACGCGACGGTCGTTTTCCGAAGAAGCTCGGCTTCTTGAACGCGCTCCTCCTCGATCGCATCCCCGTCCCGCTCCGCCATGTCATCGGGGCCGAGAGCGAAGACCGCATCTCCACCACGCTTGACGAACCTGATCTTCCCGTCCCATTCCGCCGGATCGAAGAAGTAGGCCTGCGACAGCGGCGTGATGTACGAGACGCCGTCGCCAATCGTTGCGCACTTGTAACCGTCCACCAGATCGGTGAGCTGACTGACGTCGTATCGTGACGCCGGCAACCCTGATCGCTCGCACAGGTCGGCCACGATCGAGGCAAGAACAACACGGTCGCGAGAGATGGTTTCAAGGGGCGGTGCGCAGCGACAAGCGTTCGAGGACGTGACCGGATAAATGTTGCTCCCAGACCCCGTCGGCGAGTACGTCATCCCCGCCGGCATTAGCCCGTTTGCAACAGCGCTCAAGTACGCAGCTGTCCAGTAGGGCTCGCTGCTGTAGTTTGGGTCCGTCGGGATCAGCACGGGACCAAGCGGCAGCGTCTTGAACGCAGTGCTCAGACTCGCTCCATCCGTAGAATCAACACGCGCTGAAAGCTGCTTGAAGGTTCCGACCGTAGATTCGCAGTCGCCCTGGAAAACCATCTCTCCAGACGGCGTGACGAAATACCCAGGCGCGTCAGGGACTGGCGTACCCGGCGGTGGATGCTCGCAGCCGAGCACTGGCCGCACCGCGACGACTATGTCGCGGTAAACCATGAAGTCGGAGCCAGGGAAAATGCCAAACGAATAGAGAGTACCGCCGGGAGGTGCACCAGAAATTGGGTGCCATACGGCGCTGCCAAACGCGGAGACGTTGTCGGGGAACCAGCCACCGCCAACCGCATTGACCACCGCTGCACTACTCGCGAAATAGTCGTGCTCGTCTCGGAAGTTGAACCAGCTATAGATCAGGCCGCCAGAAACCAGGCCTCCACTCGGCGGATCTCCTCCCGCCGCAGCGAACGCATTCGGGTCCGGAATCGACGGGTTCCACGTACCGTTCTGTGAGTAATAGGCACCACCCGAAGAACTAGCCGTGTTCTCAAGCGTCGACCACCCACGCAAGGTGAACCCACCCACCGGCGTGATGCCCAAGTAGCTCGCGATCGAGTTAAGGGCCTGCCCCACGTCCGGGTACCACTGGCCGGTATAGGCGTTCCCGTATTGATAGGTCACATAGGGCCGGCGGAAATCACGTAGCCCAACCGCATCGGTAGCCCACGGCCATCCCTGCTGGTAAGTCAGCGCGTCGAACTCGCCACCGTCCTCGCCGGTCTCGCCTTCCATGACGACCACGAACTCGTATTGCGGCACAGCCCCCTGGAAGTCGGTCAGGTCGTCGTCCTTGATGACGATGTAGGCCAGGCCTCGGAACGGCGAAACATTGCCGACACCAACGACCGCTTCGATCGTCGGGTCTGGCATCTGGGTTTCGTCGCCCAGATAGATCGTGCACTTCTGCAGGAACTTGCGCGAAGCGGCGCTGAGGTTCGAGGTGTCGCCGGTGTAATCGCCCGCAGCATTAGTGCCGGCCTCATAGACGACCTTGCCGTTACGCTTGATCGTCTTGATCGCTTTGATCGGACCTTCGCAGATCCCAATCGCGTAGCTGCGCAGGTACTGGTAGGTGACCTGCTCTGGGCCACCCTTGCCGTTGTCCTTCCGCTTGCGCTCCCGAAGCGCGCCGGCCCAAATGATGTTGCCGGCAGTGGGGAAGGTTCCGTACCCGAAGGGGATGGGAACGCCGACTTGGCTGGTCTGCGTCTGCGCATCGGTCAGCCGCGGTCCGTAGACCTGATCGGGATCGACGAAGCCGCCGATCATCGAGCCGATCATGAACCCGATCTGCGAACCCATAGGCCCGAAGAAGGCACCTACGATGCCGCCAACAACGCCGCCGATAGTGGAGCCCGACATTAGACGCCCCCCTCAGCCGGTCGCCAGACCTTCTTGATTCGGCGGTCCCACTTCTTGTCGATTCGATGCTCAGTCACTCGGCCAACCGAATCACAGGTGTGGATCAACGAAAGGCCGCCATCGGGGTATTCGCCAACGATTCCGACGTGACGAATCACGCCTGCGAAATCGATGGCCACGACATCGCCAGGCGCCATCGCCGACTTATCGATCGGCTGCCCCAGCACGGCGCAAAGACGATCCTCAAGCTGCCCCTGATAGGGGTTGCGGCCGTAGGCGGAGAAGTCAGAGACCGAATGCCCGCAGTCGTTGAGCGCGGAAACGACCAGCCCCACACAATCAAGGCCGCTACGGGAGCGGCCTTGGTGGAAGAACGGGACGTGCAGGTAGCCCCTGGCGGCTTCGTGCAAAGCCGTCATGTGCTGGTCCTGGTGATGTTCGCCCCCGGGACCATGATCGTGTCCGCGTCTTGGACCGGGGTCAGGTGCTCGCTTCGATTGTTGAGGGCGTTGTTGAAGCGGTCCTTGCACATGGCGAAGGTCTTGTCGCAGTCCTGGCGCGGCCTAAACGTGTCGCCAGGCTGGATTGGATACGGCAGCGGCAACATCAACTCGAAGGTTTTGGCGGCGTACTGAAACACCTCGACCTGCACGCCAGCATTCGCACCCGTCAGCCACTCAATGACGCCAGGCTGATAGAACCCGTCCGGCTCGCTGCGGCCGGCGTCGGTGAAGATGCGGTCCGTCTCGGCACCAATCGAGGTCACGGTGCCCGATGCCCACACGACGTCCTTGTTGCAGGGCTTGCGCTCAGTGATCGCGGCGCCTGGAGTGCCGATCGGCTTCGAACCGAATTGGGCCCTGCAGGTCAACGAATAGAGCTGGCAAAGCGGCTGCTTGAGCTGCTGGCTCAGGCTGCGGAACTCGGTGGTCCAACCGGTGGACGTATACTTCGACTCGCCAAGCGTGCCGGCCGCCCAGATCTCCCGCCCCATGAACAAGTCCATGTAGTTGACCCGGTAGATCCAGACGTCAGCGAAGTCAAACAGCCCGGCTCGGATGCGCTCTTTGCTCACGCCGTCGACCGAGTACCAGCCCTGGAGATCGGTGTTGTCCACGCCTAGGTCAGCCGCGGCCTCCAGGCGCTCAGGCATGAAGCCCTGATCTGCCCGGTACAGCAGCGGACCACCGCCATCGTCGTAGGTAACGTCTACGTCCAGTGTCGTGAAGCCCAGGACTGTCCCGTCCTTGCACACCACCTTCATTAGCAACGCCCACGACGTAGCGTCCAGCGCAAGGTGATTGCGCAGGGCAATGGGGATTGATTTCATGAGGCTCCAGAAAGCAAAAGCCCGGCACTAGGCCGGGCTTTGGGGGAACGCTTGGGTTGAGTCAGGCGGCTCTACGGCGCTCGACCAGAGCGCGGTATAGATGCTCTTTAACGACGAACTTCGATCAGCTCAATGTCCGTGCTGTGAACCTTGTGGCTGCCGATCGAGAATGCGTTGTAGTCGGAGTCGAATCGAACCCAAACGTCAAACTCTCCGTCCCAGGTGTAGGTGCCGGAAGCCCACGGCGCCGAAGGGGTGAACAGGCCGGTCGTGGTGTCGAGAGTTCCGGTTACTGCCACACCGTTGCGCTTGATTACCGCACCCGCTACGGGCGCTTGGATCAGACGCGTTGTGGCCTCGCTGCCCATAACGTAGGTCTTTACCAGCTGGATCGGCGTACTGGTGCCGATAGAAGGAGCGAGCGGCTCAGCCTCGGCCTTGTAATCGTTCCAGTCCTTGAAGCGAAAAGCATTCAATCGACCAACTGCCGCATGGAACGCATTCAGCACTTCGTCCTGGGCCTCTGGACTAAGATTCAAGTACTGGGCCGAATACCTGTTCTTCGGGTACAGCCATCGTCTATTGCGCTGCTCTCTCCCGTTGTCTAGCGGGACGATGAGCGTTGAATATTCTGGGCCGCCACTGAATCCGTAGGCGACGCAATCCGAAAGTCTCGCATCGATGTATGCCATTCAGCCATCCTCGTCGCGATCATCCGCGATGATGTCATCGATCATAGTGGTGATGAACTCACACTGGTAAGACGTTTCCTCGGACCTAGCTATGGCTGAGATGTCTTCTGGCTCGTGAATCTTGGAACTAGCAATCGAGACCGAACTGGCCCTAAGCCATACCTCCCGGAGACTGTCCAATTCTGGATGGGTATTGACCAGAGCTATCAACAGGTTCATGTGGGCGCTCAATGCGGCCTCTTGGCGAACCACCCTCTCGATGAGTATGTCGATCCTCTGGTTCGCGTGTTGTAGCGCGTCTTCCACACTGTTGTAAGTAAACTTTTGCATGTTCCGTCATCCTAGCTCTTTGAAAATTTTCAGCGGTTTCGACCGAGCTGTCGCCGGATTTTCAAACCCAGCTCCGTGTCGTGCTGACTCATCGTCTGGCGACCTGGAAGGCCGTTGAAGTGATTGTTGTTATTGAAGACGACTGGAGATGAGCCTGCCCCGCCCAGCACACTTCGCGTGGCCTGCGCCGACATGATCATCCCTGAGGTCTGCGGGATGAAGAACTCGGGGCCGCGCTCGCCAACGAGATAGGCCTGGCTATCCCAGACTGGGCCTCCGGTTGCGCGCATGCCGCCGAAGATTCGGCTGAAGATGCTGCCGAAGTCGGTGGCCCAACCACCTCCACCGCCACCACCGCTTGCGCCGCCGCCGGAAAACGCCCCCAGAATTCCTTGGATCATGCCGCCAGCGGAACCGCCCCCGAGCTGCCCAGGACGTCCAAACAACTGATCAGACCAGTCCTCAAAAATTGACCGAGTGATGTTCTTGGCCATGTCATCGAAGAAGTCCCGCAGTGCATCTCCAGCGCTTTTACTTCCGCTGACGATGTCAACAAAGGTGTCAACAAAGCCCTGTCTAAACTGGTCCATCAAGCGAATTTGTCGCTCGATTACTTCACCCTGCTTATAAAGATCCGTTGTGGCCTTAACGATTGCCTTGCCCCGCTCGGACTGCGCTGTAACGCCTGCCCGGATAAGGTTGTTCACAATCTCGTGCCACAATGCAGACTTGCCCAGCGCCTCAGTCTCAAGCTTTATCCCATTGAGGACTTCGTCACTTGCTTGTTTCTGCTTATCCTCAAGATCGATCCTGTCCTTCATCAGGTCGTATTCTTTTTGCCTTGTCTCCAATTGAAGCTGAAGTGCGAGGAGTTGCTCTTTCTGAGCCGGAGCTAGGCCCTTCAATGAGCCTTCGATCAAGTCGTAACGAAGTCGCTCTAGTTCTGAGTTCTTGCCGACTAATGCGTTCTGCTCATTGAGGCTTTCGACAAGCGACTGATAGCGCTTCTCCAACGCCTCAGCTTGCTTTTCTGCTTCTGACTTGCCTCCTTTTCCGCCGCCTGACCCTCCAAGCATCCGGTTGAGCTGCCCCTCCAAACTCTTATCTGGAAGTACTCGTGATCGAGCATCCTCAAAGCTGACGGGATTGATGCGAGTAGTTACGTCCTGGAACGCGTTCGGGGAGACGTACTGATTACCGAACAGCCCAGCCCTGGCCTGATTCTGGCCATCACGCTGGCGCCGCTGTGCCGCCAGTTGGGCACCGCGGTCGAAGTTGGCAATCGCATAGATCTCATCTGCAGCTCCGCCAAATGCGTTGGCCGTGCCTTGTATGAAATCGACCAGTCCACGAAGTTGGCTCTTAGAGTTCTCGGCAAACTCACCCAGGTCAAGCGACTCCTTGAAGGATTCGAATGCACTGGTTCCTATGCGAACGCCTTCCGCTAATGCCGCCACAGTTACGCGCAGATCTTCAACTGCCTTCTTGGCGTTGTCGCCATCCTTTACATAATCTGACGCCCAAGTGACCAACTTGGTCAATTCAGGAAGTAGCTCGGCCGATAGCTGAGTGAAAAGCCCCTGCCCAGCGGCGCTAAGATTATCGATCTCATCCTTGAACTTTGCGGCTGCTTCGGCTTGCTCCGGCGTAATTACGATGCCCAGATTCCTGGCCTTAGCAGCAAACTTATCGAGCCCGTCACTGCCCAGGTTGAGGAACTCCAACAGCTCGGCGCCCGACTTGCCGAACAACTCCATGGAAAGAGCCGTTTCAAGCGTTACGTTGTCCAGGCTTTTGAACTTGTCGGCTACCTCAGGGAGGAGTGACTCTGCGCTTCTAAGATCTCCCTGGGCATCCCTGACGTTGATTCCGAGTGTCTTGAAAAGCTTGCCGGAGCTACTGTCAGCATCCAGTGCGCCCGCCACGTTCTTGCTGAACTTGGTTAGCGAGCCAGTGAGCGACTCCAGGTCAGTTCCGGTCAGCTTCGCAGCGTATCCCCACTCTGAAAGCTTCTCAGTTGAGATGCCAAGTCGGGTAGACAGCTCGTCGAGACGGTCCGCTTGCGTGATTGCGGTATTGAAGCCCTGAATGATCTGCTGGGCCGATACAACGCCAGCGCTGAACACGGCCAGAGTCTTGAGTGCCCCAGTAACGCCAGCCTGGATAGTGCTGGAAATTTCCTTGGAGCGCTTAGCCGCAATACGCGAAGCCTTGTCCCAGCCCTCTGTGTACCCAGCCGTCTTCAGGATCAAATCGAGCGTTAGCGACCCTAGCGATCTCGAACTTGCCATTACCTACTGCCTCCCAATACCTTGGTGAAGTCTTCGATCGTCAACCCGGGTTGCTCGGCGTGCTGCATGAAGTCGGCCATCGTGAAGTCGCCACCGCCCTTCTTCTTCAATCCGTGCGCGGCACACAGGACCATTGACAACTGGGCAATCAACCCTTCCATCCTCATCCCCTGGTTGATGCTTCCGCGCTTGCGAATGAAGGCGAACCAGTCCATGGCCTCGGCATAGGTCAATCGCTCTTTTGCTTCAAAAACGGTTCTGCCGCCGACGCCGTTTAGCACCAACTCGTGCCAAACCTCGTCGGCGGCCGTTAGTTTTTTTCTTCAGGGCCGCCAGTCCCATTCACTTCATTCACGGCCCTGATCAGAACTGCGGCAAGCGACGGGTCCAAGGCGTATGCCTTTTCGTAGGGAAGTGGTTCATTTCCCTTATCACCGAAGAAGACGCTATCGGCTAGGAACTGTGCCGAACGGCTCTTGCTCGCCTCTTGGTGCTGAAACAGTCGCTCCACAAAACCGAAGCTTTGCCGCTTGATGTGGATGTCAAAGGTGATAGGATCGCGGCCCTTGGGCTCCCACGTCACAGTGGTCTTAACCAGTTCGTGCGGAACGAAGCCGCCCTTAGAATCCAGGTCTGCAATATTCATATTGGTCTCGCCGAAAGATGGGGCCGGTTGACTGCGGCGAGACAGCCAGAGCCGGGCACCCAAGGTTGATCTTTACTCGCCGCTTACGGGGTCTTCGGGGTAACGACCGGCTCACCACTGACTTGGATACCAACGGTCGAAGTCACCACGGCGTTCAAAGCGAAGTCGAACGGGTACGAGTTCATGAACCCCTCGAACTCGATCCACGAACGGGTTGCCGGAAGGATGAATTCACCCGCGGTATCAACGGTAGGCGGCGCGGTGCCATCACTGAAACCCACAGCCCAAGGCAGCGTGGTTCCAGCGACCTTTAGCGCATGCAAACGCACGTGCGACGCATCGGCCGGGTCGAAGTTGATGGTGAAGCTGGCAGCACCCGGAGTAGCCAGGCCGGCGACATAGGTTCGTGCCGGCGAATCCAGACAGGTCGTTTCCAACTGCTCGATCGTGGTGTCGATGCCAGTGATTGCGGTAACGCAGCCGACCACCAGGATGGAATCATCCAAGGGATCGATGGTGTAGAGCATAGTGCCCTGGGTCTTACGTGCCATACTTGTTGCTCCATCTCGATGGGAAAGGCCGCTTCACAGCGGTCTGGTCGCAGTCGCGTACTGCGATTTTCAAAGCCCCTTAGGGCGTGCTCGTTGCTCGTTCGTTCCACAGATCAACTGTGAAGCTGGCGCGGTATAGGCCGGTTGCTTTATCAAGGTCTTCGCCGTTGTAGGAGACCACGTGACCATGCGGCTCCAACGAATCCCGCAGTGCCTGCGCCACGGCTCTGGCCAGGGTTGCCGTGTCCGCATAGGCGTCTACTTGGCAGCCGTAGCTATCGGCGTTGGGAAGGTTGCCGAGGTAGTTCTCGGGACTTCCGTACACCAGCTGCCAAACGGCATAGGGGCGGCCATAGGCCGGCTGACCTGGTTGCGGTGCCGAACCGAACGGCCAGAATCGGACCGGGCTTGAGCCGATAAGCGCCTTCACCGCATTGGACGCGGAGGCATAGATGAAAATTGGCGGAAACATCAGAGTTTTGCTATCTCTTTGTCCAGCTCGGTGCTGAGGGCCGATGCAATCACGTTAGTTGCCGCCTCGACGTTGTTGGCTAGTGCTGGACGTAAAAAGGGGCGCGCTGGAATCTCCGAAGTTCCGAACTCAAGCAGCCGCCAGTACCAAGTGTCGCCGCCAGGGTTGTCCTTGCTGCCGCCCACCTCAAAACTCCCACCACCCTTCTTTGACTTTGCGCCGCCTCGAACACCAACCCGCATCATCGGGCCGCCCAATTCTCGCTCCCTCTTTCCGCCACCGACTACAGCAATGTTTTTCCAGATCTTTTCTTCCGACTCAGGATCATCCAGCGATTTCGCATTCTGGATCGCCGCCTTGCGAACAACGTTGGCCCCGCGACGAAGCGCGCGACGCCCCGCATTGTTGATTTGTTTTCCACCAAGGGCCTTCATCTTGCGCAGAATTTCGTCCAACCCCTTAATCGCCACCGCGTCAGCCATGTCGAATCCTATCTACGACGCCAACCAGGGCATCCCCGGATGCAATCTCAGCGACGGTCCACTGCTTCCAAGCCAAGGAGCTGGCCCACTGCTCTCGATCGGCAAGATCAACTCCCCAGATCATCGAGCCCTCATCAGCGCAACTGACCGGCTTTCCGGCCAACATCGCGTCGACTCCCGTATTGCTGTTGAAGGTAATGACCTTCGATGCACCGCCTAGGGCGCGCTCCAGCGGGCCATGCGAAGTTTCCGCACCCTTGACCGGTCGCCACGCCCCGCGACTCACTGCGGCCGGGTGAGGGCGAAATAGGACGGGTTCTGAGTGCATGGAAACCTGCTGCTCGTACCAAGGCATCAGATCCTTACCCTGAAGCGCTGCATCCCCTGGGACTTGCCCAATCAGAAGGACGTATTCGCCCTCGCTGGATAGTGGCTGCAGCCGAAGCCCAAGGCTCCTGAATCTGGCGCCACCATCATCTGGGCACGCGGGGAAATCGCCGCGCCCGTTCAGACCGTTCCACGCGATCGAGGTGTATTCGAATCGGTCCGCCAGATAGCCACGCTCCAGCACAAGGACGTCGTATCCCTGACGGCGCAACTGGGCGCCGACCCTCCACCCCCAAACCACCGCGACCCTCTTTCCGTCGCACTCACTCAGGCCATGTCGAGCCAGGCCGGAAAGTAGCGCTTCGTGGTGCGCAATCTGGTGTGGTGCACGCCGGCTTAGGTGGATTTGCACACAACCCCAATGCCCATCCTGGAACCGACATCGACGAACTCTTGGAACTGGCCAGGCCCGCGCTTCACCGAATCCCAAAAGATCGGGACTTCCACCGGGTTGCCGTGAACCTTCTCCGCACAGCCAGAACCCACGATGTCGTGGAAAGCAACAATCCGCGCCATGTGCCCGTAGGACTCCCAATCACGCGTGACGCCAGCCAACGTGTGATCGCCATCGATCAGGATGGCGTCATAGGGTCCGCGGGTGCATACGATTCTGCGAGTGGCGGCCTCCTGGCTGTTTCCAAACAGGCACGACGCTTTGTATCCGCGGCTGCAAAGGTCCGCGACCGCCTCCTCAAGCGACCGCCGAGACTTCGTCGTACCCCACAACCCACCGGGTAGGTCTACCGCAACGCCTACGCTGCCTACAGGCAAGCCGAGCATCACCTCGTGGAAGGAGTCGCCGTGGCGAGCACCGATCTCTAGGTATCGGCGAACCATTGCGCCTTGCAATAGACGGATGAATGAACGAAGTTCGTACTCATTCTGGCTAGGATTTCTACCGCTTCGAGTCAAAAGCACTGATCCAAGCTCCCCATACGAAAGCACCGAAGGTTTGAGCCTTCGGTGCAATTGACTACATCGACACTCGGATTCTCGCGAGCCCACCGCTCGTACTGACGCAGATGGACGTTGCGCCTATCCTGGGTGGTATTGGAGAGGCCGCAGGTGTATGGGCCGAAATAGTGCGATCCGTGCATGTCAAACCCAAGCAGGGCAATCTTTGTCGCCCCCATCTGCTTTGCCACCTCAAGCGCAAGCACCCCACTATTGGTGGACGTGCCTATCCCGCCACTACGCGGAATTTTTTCAACACCGCGTATGTCGCTGGCGCTGAACTTGCGGCCCTCAAATTCGTTCGCGTCTTTGTGGGCCATCCACCAAGACCGGTCATTGGCCGCCAAGAAGTCAGCCCAAGGGGCCAGCTTAAAGGCGGCGGTGACAACACCTACTGATTTTCCGCGGACTGAATCCGCCAACTCCCGGGACATAGACGGCCCCGGCGCTAACAAGTACCAGTCCATCAAGTGACCCGAACACCTTCGCCGTAGGGGATGCTCAAATACTCGATGCCTGATTCAGCGTCAGGCAGAACGCCAATGATCTGGTGCGCGAGGCCCTTATGCAGAATCCGCATCGATGCATTGATGTTGCTCCTAAACCGGATCGTAAACCGACCCCGGATTTCTGACTGCTGAGAGCTAGCGGAGATGAAATCTTTGGCCGAAAGCGGAACCTTCTCGCCCCAGAACTCAGCGATCGTCACCCATAGAACCAGCAACTCTCCAGTTGCAGGGTCTTGCGTCGTCTGTTGCTCCTGCAACCTGAGGCGATGCCGGAGCTTTCCCGATGCGATCGCCATCAGGCCACCGTGGGCTTTCGAAGTGGCGTGAGCAACGCCGTAGATGCCTTATTGAGCACGTATCCGTACCCAGCGTCAGCACTAACTACGTTGTCCGTGCCCTCGCCCTCCCTGAATCGAAACTGCGAGGACAGCTCGATGAGAGCTGCGGCGCGAACCGCCGGCTTGATGATCGGATCCCCGTTGCTATCTACTGCCGGCACCGGGTCACCGGAACTGTCTGTGATGACCTCGCCTGATGTGTCAGTCGACGGGGTATACAAACGCCAGGAATCCTTGAGCCATGAGGCTACGGCCTGGGAGACCGCAGCTATCCAAATGTTGAGCCAAGGGTCATCTGCGCCACCAGAGGAATCGAAATCGTCGATTCGCAAGTGCGCCCTGGCCTCATCGATCGTGACCAGGTTAGGCATCATCGTCTCGCAGGTTCACAGGGGCCGTCTTGTCGATACCGTTGCGGCCGTCCTTACCGTCACGTCCCTTTCGGGAGAACAGATTCCAGTCCTCCTTATTCTCAAATGTGGGCTTGGCCTTCGTATCGCGCATAGCACTCCACGAGCTTCCATCGTGCGTCACTACGTCGCCGTGCTCGCAGGCCATCCCGTCACGCCAGTAACCCTTATACAAGGGGATTGGCAGGCGCTTAACGATCTCGGCGCCATGAGCCTTGATAGTGAAAGTTCGCTCGCCGTCATAGGAGATGGTGCAGTCAGTCAGATCGACCCCATCCTTACCATCCTTCGGCGTAGGAATCTTGTCGATAGCTCTCTGGATTGAGTCGGTCGCGCGCCGTTCCAGTTCAAGAACGTGCTTTGCAATGGCGGCATCGAGGAAGATGGAAACATCGTCCAGCGTTACCGACTTTCCTGCCTCGCCTTGCGGACCCTGCTCGCCATCCTTGCCGGAAGCACCGTCTTTGCCATCTCGAACCGGATTTGCCTCGAAGTGCTTGGCCACGGCATCGGCTGCCATAAGGTCGAGAACAGCATCCAAGGCTTTCGTAGAAATTAATTCAGACACCACATCAGCCACTAGGACGGGCTCAGCGTCTTCGCCGTCTCGACCATCAGATGGCCTCGGAATCGCATCGACAGCAGTCTTGACATGCTCAGCGATGAACTCAGCCACGTCCTCGACCGCAACTGACTTGCCATCGGCACCGTCCCGACCATCCTTACCCGGTTCGCCGCGTTGAGGCTCCCTCAACTCAAGAGCATCCAACTTATGTCGGAGCTCCGCGTTCGATTTCTCCAGCGGCTCTACTGCATCCGCAATCAGGTCGGCGATTAGGTCGCCAAGCACGTTCAAGTCAACCTGCATTTGCCGCCATCCTCTTTTTCAGCGTGGCACGCGCGCGGACGATCACGGCTGCGGCTGCGTTTCGCTGCGCCACCTCGTTCGCCACTTGATCTTTGTCGTCCGAATCAGGATCGGGCTGTGCTATGGGCTTCTGATCTTCGTCGACGATCTTGTTCTTACGAACCTGATCCAGGGGGAAATCCTGTTGCTGCATATAGACCGTGTCGCCGCCTTCCAAAGGCTTGAGCCCGAAGGCAAATCTCGCCTCGTTCGGGGTCTTGATGCCGCCGCCGGTAAGCTTCGTCTCAACTTCGGCTTGCTTACCTACGTCCATGCGGAGCAGAGGCCACAGATCAAGCTCAACACCAAGCTTTTCACCGAGACCAAGGCCCTCATCGAGCAAGGCCTCCATGTCCTCGATGTGCCCCTGCAACGCGTCTGCGTAGTACAACTGATTGATGGCATCCACCCCCAGACCTGCGGGTATCGTGCCAATTCCGATCTTGAAGGGAGGGACCCCAAAGGGCTGACAAATCTGCTCATCCGAGTAACGCATCTGCTCGACAAGCTGGGAGTCTGCTGCCTTGAAGGCGAACGGGGTGAACTTCAGATCCGCACCAACGACGCCAATTCGGCCGCTCTTTTCGCCAGTGAAGTTCGAATTGAAGAAGGACTCCAGCTTCTCAGCCTCTCCTTCGTCTATGCCCGCGGGCGCCGTTACGATGCCACCAGGCTGGGCGTTGTTCTCGAAGAAGCTAGAGCTGTTTCGGAGAATTTTGATGTTCTTTCCGGCAGCCAAAGCCGCGGCGCACAGCGGGGGAACACCGATCAAGTGGTGGTGGAACGGGTTTATCCGACTATGAATAATCTCCGATGCCGGAACCACCAACTGCCCTTGCGGGAACAGCTCGGGGAGTAAATTGCTAGCAGTCGGATAGTTGATCTGATAGAAGACTCGGCCAGCCTCTGAAACCAGTGGTGTTACTCGACATGGGTCTAGAACATAAAACGCGGTAACGACATTTCGTTCGTCGCGCTGCTTCAATACATACACGTTCCCATCCATAAGCCTGGACAGAATCCAGGCCTCGCGGAACTGTGCTTGGGTCTGATATGAGTTGGGTTTTCGCAGGACCGGGCTATAAGCCGGATTGCTGGTCACTCTCCAGATTCCGTCTGCATCCAGCTCCATTAACCGGAACGGAAGCTTCCCGATGTCGGTGGCGATGCGGTTCAAGCACGCATAGAGTGCCGGGTAGCAAGTTACGTCGCCAACCTTTATTTCTTCGTTACGCTGCCACGCACCAGCGAAAGATTCGCTGATGACTCGCCATCCGTGTCTCCAGTTCGTAACCGGGGTCATGGCCTTCTGGCCTGTGACCGCGCTCCTAATAGCGCCGAAAATGGTCGTCTCAGCCATTCTGCTTCAACCCTTTACTGATGAACCAGGCGGCCATTGCGAAGTAGATGCCCGCAAGAACTAGTGCCCACCCCGGGCCGGCGACCATTACCACTCCAGCCACGGTGAGTGCACATCCAAGAATGGCGAATGCGATGACGTAGAAAAGGGCGCTCGCGAGAACCTCTCGAACGCCAAGATTCACTTCTTGCCCTCAGATTTGCGCCGGGTGTATTTGCGCTTCGGCCGAACGATGGCGGCTTCTGCAACTGGTTCTTCGTGATCGCCTGGGGCGTCTATGGCCACGGGCGGCACATCAAGACTGACTGCGATCCCAATGGAAACCAAGCGGCGACCAATCACCTCGCTGACCTCGCGGCTGTGGCCTGTGGCCTTGTATTCGATCAGCATCGATCACCCCTAAGAAAAAGAGGGGCGGCGCTAGGCCACCCCTCGTTGGATCAGGCCTGACAGGCCGACCAGTTCACGTTCGCCCAAACAACCGCCTGCGAACGGCGCTTCTGCCAGTTGACGAACCGCTCAACCAAGAAGGCCACCGAGTTGGTCTGCCACATCGACACCACCGAGGTAGCAACCGGGGTGCCAATGCTCTGCTGCGTCGGAGCGTTGTCCATCTGCAGCGACGCCTGATCCGAGACCGAGACCTGGATACCGCCCTCGTCACCGAGGAAGATCTCGTCACCCTTGATGAGGGCAACCACCGGACCGGTGGTGTCGCTGGGCACATACTGCGAGGTAAAGACCGGGAGACCGGCCAGCGTGCCGCCAGTGGGGGTGATACCCGGGAACGCCGGAGCACCCACCTCATTGGCCAACAGCGACAGGTGGATCGCCAGGGTTTCCGGCATCACCCAGAACGCACCAGCCACCGTCAGGTTGTCGCCAACCAGCTCGGTGAGCAGGGTCGCGATGTCGCAGCGAATGCCGGCAATGGTGCCGTCACCAGTCAGGACAGTTGCCGAGGTTCCGTTCAGCAGGCCCGCGGGCGATTCGTCGGTGACGGCCGCAGCCACGCTAATCAGCGAACTATCGATCCGAGAACCAACCGCACGAGCCAGCTCATCACGCAGGAACGAGTCAGCGGCCACCGAGGCCCGCATCAGCGTTTCCTTGGTCGCCGCAGCGATCGCGGCAACCTTCAACGGGGTCAGCTTGGTACGGGTGTAGGTCCATTGGGTGAGCGGCTTGGCGTCGCCCTCCTTGACCCACTGGGCAGTGCCGCCGGAGCCCTGCACCAAGACCGGCGCGTCGAACGGCAAGCGGCGGAAGCGATTGGAGATCTGGCCGTAAAGGCTACGCTCGCGCAGGTACTCGACGAAATCGGCAAACGCAGCGCCGCCTTCGTTGATGAGGTTGCCGGCCCAAGTCGCGCTGATCGTGCTGGCCGCCGGCACCGCCGCCTTGGTCAGCGCATCCATCAGCTTGTCGTCGCCCGGATACAGATGCTTTGCGATTTGCGCCGGGTCGCGGGTTTCCAGTTGACCGGTAAAGGCCAGAGCCTTGACGCGAGCCAGGCGGGCAAAGCCGATGCCGGGGTCCAGCTTCTCGGTGTTCTTGGCTTCAGCAGCCACGCGCTGGACGGTTACCGACCCGTTGCGCTTCTCTTCATCGCTAACCGGCTTGGCGGTCGCGGCATCGGCCTGTTCGGCCTTCTCCATCGCCTCCAGATCACGCATGTTGCCGATGTTCTTGTCGATCGCGGCAATCTCCGCCTTAATCGTGTCGAACTCTTCCTGTTCACCCGTATCCAGGGTGCGGTCCTGATCGGTCGCCTTTTCCTGGATGGACTTCATGCGATCCGCCTTCGACTTGCGGGTCGCTTGCAGATTCGCGATCTGCTCCTTGTACTTGCTCATCTTTTCTTCCACCAAAGGGATTGCTTCGCGTCACCGCGATGCGATTGGCTGTCTCACGACAGTCGTTGCGCAGCCTTTTGGCCCCCGCAACAAAGGGAGGCGATGCCTGCTTCAAATTTGGATCTCCGGGCAGGACTTGAACCTGCGACCGGCGGTAACGCACACCTTCGTGCGCGCCCCGCTGCTCTGCCTACTGAGCTACCGGAGCATTGGTGCCGGGAATCTCACCCGACTGTCCATCTAGGACTTGCGTCGCCTCACGGCGATGCCATGCGCTGTCTCACAACAGACGCAAGATCATATTGATATCTCCCGAAACGGCGAGGAATCGACTGCGAAAAAGGTGCCGGTCTTTCCCGGCTGTCATGCCGATCCATACCCGCTGGACCACCGCCTTATGGCTGTTAGCCACGTCACGGACTCGAACCGCGTCTTTCACCAGATCTCGGCAAACGAAGGGGAATCGAACCCCTCTGCTCTTTTGCGGCCATGGCCGCGAATAATGATCGGCGCCTTCACCCAGCCGCCTACTCAAGGACGGAGCCTTATCACATCTATGCGAAGCATCATCGCACGATGGTGCCAGGCATATTCAACCCCTTATGGATACCGCACCAGCCTTGATGTGCTGGTCGCGAGCTGAAAGCAACTTGACCGATCCCTCCCGGCAGGCAGCGTCCATCGACTTGATAGTCTGGATAGTCGCCTCAGCATTGGCGGGAACGGTTACGGCGGACAGCTCAAACCAGTCCCACTTCAAGAACCGACGCCCCCAGGTGCCATCGATGTTTGAAGACTCAATTGGCGCGAAGCCGATCGATAGGCCGCGGACCAATCCTGCTTTGATCGACTGCCATGCTTCGTCGATCCGATCCTTAAGCGTTCCCTCTTCCTGCACATGGGCAAGCTTGATCTCCACCTCGATACCTGAGTCTTTGACTGTCGCTCGCGTCACATGCCCGATTGGAGCATCGTGCCGGTGCTGCCACAAGAAGGGGATCGGAAGCTTAAAGACGGCACCCTTCGGCTCAACGATGTCGTCCATCCGGTCGGGACTCGGGGTGGACGCAACGCCCGTGATGATTCTCTTTTCGTCGTCCACGGCCTTGATATCCAAGACCGAGTAGGCTCGGTTGGTCGTCATGTTCTCGCTCAGAAATTGGGCCGGTGGCCCTTTGCTTTAGCCCAGCATCCGCATGACGATGGGCTTCTTCGGCACTAGCATCGCGTTAGCTGCACCGAACGCCATTACCAGCGCGACGGCCGCGTCGATTTTGTTGATCGACTTCTGTTTCGCCAGCCACTTGTTGTCCCATTTGTCTTGCTCGGTCACGGCAGACATCACTGCGGAGATAAGGACTGGATTTCGCTTGAAGCGAATCCGACCCTCGTAGATCGCGTCCTCGAACATACGCAATGAGCCCGGGAACCAAAGTCCCTCGGCCTGCTTACCCGTGTTCTTTGCGGCCGTCTCCATCTCTGGCGTGGGCTTGGCCTTTCTAGTGCCGCCCTGCGGATGCTCCACGAAGTTGACCGACAGCCCAAGCTCCCGAGCGTCCTCCTCGAAGCGCCGAAAGGCGTACCGGTCGTAGGCAACCATTGGAAGCTTGTAATCCCGGTCGTACTCGATCAGGGTCTGCGCCACGTGGCGGAAGCTGATGTTCTCTCCGTCAGGCGCGTGAATATGCCCCTGATCGCGCCATATGGTGTATGGGATCTTGTCACGATCCTCTCTGGCCCGAATCGTGTCGCCGGGCGTCCAAGCCTCGATCCATGCGTCGAACGTCGGCTTGTTGTCCGCTGTCGTGCCTGTGCGAACCACGCAGCCCATCGCAGTGATATCCCGGCTCTGCGACAGGTCGAGGCCGGTGTAGACCTCCTCGCCCTTGTGGATCGCAGGGTCGAAATCGGCGAGCAGCGGCTCGAACGCCTCGCGGCTCATCCACGCCGAGTCTGCATCCGTCCACATACAGAAGTGCAGCCGCAGAATGCCGTTCTGCTTGGCAGGGATGTTTTTGGCCTGAGCCACCACCCCGGCCAGGTAATCGTTAGTGATCGTCACGCCGAGCAAGGGATTGGCCTTTGCCCAGCACGACGGGTCGTTTAGCGGGTCATCGCCATCATCCAACGCGCAAACATAGCTGAAGGTGGTGTCGTCCAGCACGTCCCCGACATAGGTCGGATCGGTCACCGCATCCACGTTACCAGCGGCAACCTTCACCGCCCACTCGTGCTCCGCCCAGCAGATGGAGTTCCGATCCGATCCGCTGTTAGTAATCATGAAAAGAAGCGGTTCTCGGCGGAACTTGAACCCGCGCTCCAGCATCTCAAGAATCTTGCCGTCGGGTAACTCGTGGACTTCGTCCGCCAGCACGAAGAACGGGCGCGGACCAGAACCCGACTTGCCAGTATCACGCGACACGGGCCGGAAGAAGCTCCCGGACGCGTGGTGCGCCATGTTGAACTCGCGGCCTACTCCTCCGCTGAACTCAATGCGCTTCTTCAGTGCAGGCGAAGCCCGCACCATCTTCACCGCATCCGAGAACAGGATGCCCGCTTGTTCGCGTTTTGCCGCCGCCGCGTAAATCTGTGCCCCAGCCTCGCCATCACCGGTCATGCCGTACAGGCCAATCCCGCCAGCCATCGGGGAGTTGTGTGTCGGGATCATCGCTCGCCCGCACAAGAACATGTTGTCTGGCGAGTCCACCGTGATGCACCGGACCGGTACAGACTCGACACGCTCACACTCGACAATCCTCCGGTCTGCCGA